ATCAATGCCTCCGATGAACGTGGAATTGAAACTATTAGAGATAAAGTTCAAGGTTTTGCATCAGTAGCTTCTTTTAAATCAATTAAAGTTGTTATTTTGGATGAAGCAGATTTTCTTACAATCCAAGCACAAGCATCCCTCCGAAACATAATTGAAACATTTTCCCGTACTACACGTTTTATTTTAACTTGTAACTATGTTGAACGTATCATCGATCCTCTTCAATCTCGTTGTCAAGTACTTAAAATTGTACCTCCTTCAAAACAAGAAATTGCATATCATATTGTAGATATTCTTAAGGAGGAAGAAGTAGGAATGGGATTAGATGATTTAAAAACTGTTATCAATCAATTTTATCCTGACATTCGTAAAATGCTCAACACATTGCAAATGAGTGTTGATGGAGATGAAATTAAATTAGATAAATCAGTAATTGTATCTTCTAATTACATGAATCAAGTAGTTAAAGAATTATCCCAACCCAAACCAAGTTTTAACGGAATACGCCAAATTATAGCAAATGCTAATGTTCAAGACTTTGAAGAACTTTATCGTTTTTTATATGATAATGCCTCCAAATATGCTACGGGTAATGAAGGAATGGTTGCGATTTACATAAATGAATATAGTTATCAAGCTAATTTTAGATTAGATAAAGAAATTAATTGTATGGCTTTAATTGCCCGATTAATGGAATTGAAATGAAATATTTCCTAAAGTATACATTATCTTGGATATCCAGTAATCTCTCAGTACCGTTTTGGACTATTGGTCATATCCACTTAATGACATCTATATACGCTGATATACATGAGGTATTAATGTCATTAGGAATGAATATAATTGTAGCTGCTGGATTTATCCATGATTTTATAGAATATAAAAACGAAAAAACAAAAACAAATGAGTAATCAACAAATGGGTCTTAACATAGACATCAAAAACACAAAATCTATCGTTTCCGAAGGTGGAAACCAAGTATTTGCTGAAGGAGTAATCCTACGCCGAGTATCAAAATTCATTTCAGGTACATCTGAAGATGGAGTTATTCCAATCCCTTGTTTCTATGATGTGAAAACTGGAAGCATTTTAGTAGATTTATTACCAAAAGATTTACAAGAAGAATTTAAAAACCAGTAATGGCTAGACCTAAAACTAATAAAACATCTTTTACCATATTTGATTGGTTAAACCAAATCACTTATGAGAAAAAACTTTGGTCTGAATTTACAGAAGATCAGCAAGAATCGTTTAATTCTTATATGATCCATAGATTTTTAAGTATGTATCAGGGATATATTGATATCACAAATATTGTGCAAAGATTCCCTATGAATGATAAAGAAACAATTTATAATACATACAGATCAATGATTCCTAAAAAAAAGATGTTTTTGAAGTACATCAAGTCTACCCAAAAAAGAACACCCGATTCTTTATTAATTCATATTGCTGACCATTTCCAATGTTCATTAGGAGAAGCAGAAGAATATACCTACATTCTTCGAAAAACAGGAATTGAACAAATATTATTTGAAAGAGGGATCGGGGATAAAGAAAGTGAAAAGTTATTAAAAGAATTAGTTTTATAATTTATGCATAGTAAAGAAAAAGCAGTAAAAGATTTTGAAAAAACATATCCAACATTAGCTGAAGCTTGGAAACAAGCTCAACAAGAGCAATATGAAATGTTTGCTCAAAAAATGATGGATTATGGTTTAGGTAATATTTCTTTAGGTACCAATTTAGAGGAATCAGAAGATATTAAATTATCCTTAACCGGAATTTGGTTGCGTTGCAATGATAAAGTAAACCGTTTAAAAAATTTATTAAAACGGGATGGTGCTAATTATGTTAATGGTGAAACTATGATGGATAGTTTTTTAGACATTTCTAATTACGGCATTATCGCGTCTTTAGTAATGAAAAATAAATGGAAAAAATAGGTTTTGGCTAAAAAGAAAATACCCTCTATAGTAAAAGAAGTTAGATCATACCCTCAAAGAGAAACCAACTACGCAGTTGAAAAAACAATCTCCTTTAGTCAGTTATCTATGTATTCTTCTTGCCCTCGTAAATGGGCACTTCAATATAAAGAAGGACATTACACGAGTGAATCATCTATCCATATGACTTTTGGTACAGCACTACATGAAGCCCTCCAACATTACCTTACAGTTATGTATGACGAAAGTGGTGCTGCTGCTGATAGAATTGACATAGAATCATACTTTGAGGAACGCCTTCGAGAAACTTATTTGAAAGATTACAAATCAAATAAAAACATCCATTTCAGTAACTCAGAAGAAATAGCTGAATTTTATGAAGATGGAGTAGAAATACTAAAGTATTTAAAGAAGAAAAAAAATCGATATTTTAGTAAAAAAGGTTGGTATTTAATAGGATGTGAAGTTCCAATTACTATTCACCCACAATATGGGTATAAAAATCTTATATATAAGGGATATCTAGACGTTGTTTTTTATAATGAAACTGCAAATAAGATTAAAATTTTAGATATTAAAACATCTACTAGAGGTTGGGATGAAAAAACTAAAAAAGATGAGATAAAACAAACCCAACTTATTTTATATAAAAAATATTTTTCCAAACAATATAACTTCCCCGAAGAAAATATTGATGTTGAATTTTTTATAGTTAAACGAAAAGTTAGAGAAAATTCTGATTTTCCTATTTCTCGAATTCAAGCTTATACTCCACCTAGTGGAAAAATTAAATTGAATAAAGCATCTCAATTAGTAGAAAATTTTATAACTAGTGTGTTTAATCCCGATAATTCCTATAAGGAAAAAACTTTTGAACCTAATCCTAGTAAATGGAATTGCAACTATTGCCCCTTTAATAACAATAAAGAACTTTGCAATAAGGGCATACTTTAGTATCTTTTTATATATTTATATATGATATTAAAATAATAAAAGCTATGAGTAAAAAAGATATGACCCTAACTTCTGTAAAAGTACAGAGTGAATTATTCGAAAATTTTAAAATTTCTTGTGTAAAATATAAATTTTCCTTACAAAAACTTGCCGATCGAGCAATTCATTTGTATCTTACAGATGATGATTTTCGTAAAAAAATCCACAATCACAACAGTCTAGAAATAGAAAAATAAACTAAATTTAAAGTTACATGAACACTAGTTTTGAACACATTCCTAAAGATCAAAGGAAAAAAATTTTATTGATCTGTGATGATATTAGAGTCCACTCAGGGATCGCAACTGTAGGACGAGAAATTGTTATCCATACATCACATCATTTCAATTGGGTTAACATTGGAGGAGCAGTTAAACATCCTGAAGAAGGTAAACGCTTAGATTTATCACCTTCAACAAATGAGATAGCTAACATCCCCGATTCATCTGTTACCCTATATCCAGTTTCAGGATACGGAAATGCAGATTTAGTTAGATACATGATTGAAAATGAAAAACCAGATGCAATCATGTTAATTACCGATCCACGTTATTTTGATTGGTTATTTATGATTGAAAATGAAATCCGTAAAAAAATTCCAATTGCTTATTTAAATATTTGGGATGATTATCCTGCACCTCATTACAATAAAGCGTTTTATGAAGCATGTGATTTGTTAATGGGTATTTCAAAACAAACCGTAAACATTAATAGATTAGTTTTAAAGGAAAAAGCAGATAAAAAACTTCTTCGTTATGTACCTCATGGTTTGAATAACGAAATCTTTAAACCTTTAGATAAAAACGATTCTTCCTTACTAGAATTTAAAAGTAAACTCTTTTCAGGTAAAGACTATGAATTTGCTCTTTTATTTAATTCAAGAAATATTAGACGTAAGCAAATTCCAGATACAATGCTTGCTTATAGACATTTTATCGATCAATTACCTATTGAACAAGCTAAAAAATGTGTATTAGTTTTACATACTGAAGTAGTAAATGAACATGGTACTGATTTAGCAGCTGTACAGGAATTATTACTTAATGGAGATCAATATAATGTTGTCTTCTCCTCAGGTGGTATGATCCCAACTGAACAAATGAATTTACTATATAATAGTTGTGATGCTCAAATTCTCTTAACTTCAAATGAAGGTTGGGGATTAAGTCTAACAGAAGCTATTTTATGTGGAAAGCCAATTATTGCTAACGTAACAGGTGGTATGCAAGATCAAATGCGTTTCGAATTTGAAGATGGAACATGGATTGATTTTGATGATGATTTTCCTTCTAATAACCGAGGCACAATTCGCAAACACGGGGAATGGGCATTTCCAGTTTATCCAACCTCACGTTCTTTAGTAGGTTCTCCTCCAACACCTTACATTTGGGATGATAGATGTGAACCCGAAGATGCAGCTAAACAAATCTTAGAACTATATAACTTAGGAGACGAGGAACGTAGACGTTTAGGTAATATAGGAAGAGAATGGGCTATTGGAGAAGAAGCAGGATTTACTTCAAAACATCAAGCAAATAGAATTTTAAAAGCATTTACTGAATTATTTGAAACTTGGAAACCAAGAGAAAAATACGAATTAATCGATGTAAATGAAGTAGAAGATAGAGTTATAAATCATAAATTGTTATATTAAAATGAAACCATTATTTATTATTAGTTGCCCATTTGATACTTATAGTGGCTATGGAGCTCGCTCACGGGATTTAGTTAAAGCTATTATAAAAACCGATAAATACGATGTTAGATTACTATCTCAAAGATGGGGAAGTACACCTTTTGGATTCTGTAAAGACAACCCAGAATGGAATTTCCTTCTAACCCATCATCTCCCAGGAAACCAAGTTCCTAAACAACCTGAAATTTGGGCTCAAGTTACTGTTCCTAATGAATACCAACCAGTAGGAAAATTTAATATTGGCTTTACAGCAGGTATTGAAACAACAGTTTGTCCTGCTGACTTTATTGAGGGATGTAATCGAATGGATTTAAATATTGTTTCCTCAGAACATGCTAAAAAAGTATTAATAGAATCAAAATTTGAGAAAAGAAACAAAGAAACAAATAATCTAGAAGAATTAGTTGAACTTAAAAAACCAGTTGAAGTTCTATTTGAAGGAGCAGATACAAATATATATAAAGTGATTGAAAAAAATCAAATAACAAATATCAACCTAGATTCTATTCAGGAAGAATTTGCTTATTTGTTTGTAGGTCACTGGATGCAAGGGGAAATGGGAGAAGATAGAAAGAATGTAGGTTTACTAGTAAAAGCATTCTACGAAACATTTAAAAATAAATCCAAAAAACCAGCATTAATTTTAAAAGCAACTCAAGTAGGAGCCTCTTATGTTGATAGAGAAGAAATTCTTAAAAAACTTAAAGCTATTCGAAAAACAGTTAATTCTAAAAATTTACCTAAAGTTTATTTACTACATGGTGAGTTTAGTGATAGTGAAATTAACGAACTTTACAATCACCCTAAAGTTAAAGCAATGATTAACCTAACTAAAGGTGAAGGATTTGGTCGTCCACTACTTGAATTTAGTTTATCTAAAAAACCAATTATTGCATCAGCTTGGTCAGGACAAATGGATTTCCTTAACCCTGAATTCATATGTGGTTTAGGAGGTACATTAACTAATGTTCACCCAAGTGCGGCAAATCAATTTTTACTTGCTGATTCACAATGGTTTTCTCCTGATCATGGACAGATTGGACATTTTTTAAGAGACGTTTTTGAAAATTATAAAAACTATACCGAAAAAGCAAAACGTCAAGCTTATAAAAGTAAAAGTGAATTTAATTGGGAACAAATGGCTGAATTAATAGATACTTATTTGGATAAATACGTACCTGAATTTCCTAAGGAAGTAAAATTAAAATTACCTTCACTTAAAAAAATCGAATTACCGAAATTAAAACCCGTAGAATAATGGATAATTTAACTACTTGTTCCAAATGTGGATCAGATGCATGTTATGTTGATATAGTAAATCAAGACATAACTACTCAATTTTGTTATGGATGCGGTTATCAAACTAATTCTTTAATGAAAGAAGATGAACCTTTTTATATAGAACAATTAGAAGTTCTTCCTGAACTTTATAGAGATTTACTTTATAAAGAGGAAAATGGATTAATATGGTTACCATCAATGGTAAACGTTCATGAAAAAGGAATGGTTTTTGCTAACGGCCCCTCTAAAGAACAATGGGGTTGGGCAGCTGTAAAAGCAGTACCTGTTTTAGAGGAAGAAAAGGAAAAATATCCTATTCCTAATCGAAAAGGTGAATTTTATGAATGGAGAATGGATATGACTACGTTAAGAATGTTTCCTGAGCGTGAATACATGGATGCTCTTTCGTATATTGAAGTAATACCTGAATAAAATTCTATGAAAATAAGTTATGCAATCACAGTATGTAATGAATTTAAAGAAATTCAGCGTTTAGTGCACTTTTTGCTTCAGCACAAACGCATACAAGATAATATTGTGATTTTATTTGATGAAGCAAATGGTGACCTCGAAGTGGAGAATTTTCTCCGTACCCACTCTCAAAATGGAGAATTTCATTGGCATAAAGGAAAATTTGATCGTCATTTTGCAGACTGGAAGAATAAATTAACTAGTTTTTGTAATGGCGATTACATCTTTCAGATCGATGCTGATGAAATACCACATGAAAAATTAATAGAAGTAATACCATTTGTATTAGAGGAAAATTTTGATTGTGATGTATTCTTAGTACCCCGAGTTAATACAGTAGACGGTTTAACTGATGAACATATTGCTAAATGGGGTTGGAATGTAAATGATCAAGGATGGGTTAATTGGCCTGATAATCAATGGAGAATTTGGAAAAATAAACCTGAAATAAAATGGATTAACAAAGTACATGAACGGTTAGATGGTTTTAAATCATGGACTATTTTACCTGAAATGGAAGGATTTGCATTGTATCACCCTAAAACAATAAGTAAACAAGAAAAACAAAATCAGTTATACGACACAATTTAAGTTATGGAAGAAATTTTAAAAGCTGTTGAACAGTTTATTAAAGACAAAAACTCTAAAAAAGAATGGGTTGCAGGAAGAGATTTAGTACAATATGCCGGAGATTATTTTGATGAAAAAGAATATGTAGCGGCTGTTAAAACTTTATTAGGTGGTTGGTTAGTATTAAATCAAGAAGGTATTCGTTTTGAATCCCGTTTCCCTAAACGCTTGGGTAAAAAATTAGGTATTTTAACTAATAGTGGTTCAAGCGCTAATTTACTTATGATGGCTGCTTTAACCTCTAAACGAGGATTAAATCTACCTAAAGGAACCAAAGTATTAACTCCAATTGCCGGT